AAAACCGGGAGCGGCAGACAACTCAATTATGGCCTTAGGTCTATTGTCATTCTTATTATAATCTTCGGCAACCAATGCATTGTTGTTGATAAACTCAATAAGAGCTGGAAATTTATGTCGTGAGCCGCCTTTCAATGAAAAATGTTGATGTTCAAATTGTAGTGCAATTTCATTTTTAGCATTATCATTAATTATCATTAAAGAATCACGATTGGTTGTAGAATTTTTAATTGTTATAGCAATTTTAACATCATATTTAATGGCTAAGTGTTCCAACACATGGTTAGAACAGTCATTATTTTGCCAAATTCCATTAAATATGTAATCTGTTACTTCTACGGGATTTTCACCACCATCTATTAATAAATTATAACAAATTCTAATAAAATCAGATTCTCTTGGTTTTCGATAAGCAGGAAAGAAAGCTTTATAAAATGCCTGCATTGCACAATGTCCGACCTTAAATTTAGATGGTGTTTGCAATCTAGTTATTGAATTTTTAATAGATGCTTCGTCACTAGTATTTTTAAATTTCCCGAATAATGTCTGCAATGTATTGCCGGAAATACTTAACTTATCAGTAGGTATAATAGTTTGATCTTTTGTCGCTGTGTTAATATTTATATTGTCAATAGCCGGTTTGGTCTTAATTATCACATTATCATCTTGGCTATCATATTTAACATCTTTAGATTCAATTTTACTGTTGTTGTCAATCTTAGCATTGTCACGTTCTTGTTGTTGATCAATTTGATTAAGAATATCCTTAATCTTATCATTAACATCATGTATGTATTCTATTTCCTTATTTGGTTTACCTCGGCTATCTTCAAAAGATTTAGGGTGCCACGAATTGGGGTCAAAGGTATCACTAACCTCATCCAATTCTGTAGAGTGATTTACATACAATTCAGGTTGCAATTTAGCATCAACAACATTGCATATATTTATATCATTAAGATACATAAAATCGAATCTATCCAAGAATGTGCTAGCATAATTCTTCTTTGATGTTACTTTTGGATTGAACATGCTATCTATATCATTGGAATCATTCGCATAATCTTGTAACGTAATAGTTCCAGTTCTACTAGATATAAATCGGTCTATGCCATCAAAAACACGCTTCGTCAAATTACCAAAAAAACCATATTGTCCGATTTTCTTTAATTCTTTAAATGCTGAACTAATCTCAGTAGTACGTTCAGTTCTCTTAATTGCACATATTATAAATATAGATATTAATATGGTGTTATAATCTGACGCATTTACATCCCA